GTACAAAAAGACGATCAATTCAATCCGCCAGAAGAAATGATGAAGGAGGGTAAGTTCGAGAGGGTAGAGAAAAGAATTGATGTGTGGTATGAGGGCGTAATGGTGATGGGAACAAATATTATCCTGAAGTGGGAGATGATGAAGAATATGGTTAGACCAAACTCAGCAAATCAATTTGCTATGTCTAATTATGTGGCTTGTGCTCCGCGTATGTATAAAGGGGTAATCGAGTCTTTAGTAAGAAGAATGGTTCCTTTTGCGGATCTTATTCAGATTACACACTTAAAGCTGCAGCAGGTGGTAGCTCGTACAGTTCCTGACGGAGTATTTATTGATGCAGACGGGCTGAATGAAGTAGACTTAGGTACTGGTAACGCATACAACCCAGAGGATGCACTAAGATTGTATTTCCAAACAGGTAGTGTTATTGGGCGTAGTTATACTCAAGATGGAGAATTTAACAACGCTAAAGTCCCTATCAGCCAATTAACTTCTAATAGTGGGGCAAGTAAAATGCAGATGCTTATAGGAAACTATAATCATTATTTAGATATGATTCGTGGTGTAACGGGTCTTAATGAAGCGCGAGACGGAAGTACGCCAGATCCAAACTCGTTGGTGGGAGTACAGAAGTTAGCTGCTTTAAACTCTAATACAGCTACCCGTCACATTCTTCAAGCGAGTTTATTTATCACAAAGACTCTTGCTGAGGCTCTATCATTAAGAGCTGCGGACGTATTGGAGTATGCGGAGTTTAAGGATGAGTTCGCTATGCAGATAGGCAAGTATAACTTAGGTATATTGGAAGAGATTAAAAATCTATATATCTATGACTTTGGTATCTTTATAGAGATGTCTCCAGATGAGGAGCAGAAAGCTCAGCTTGAACAAAACATTCAGATGGCTCTGTCGCAAAAAGATATTAGTCTGGAAGACGCTATTGATATACGTCAGATAAGAAATCTTAAACTTGCTAACCAACTGCTTAAAGTTAAGCGTAAGCAGAGATCTGCGGCTATGCAGCAACAAGAAGCTCAAAAGCAACAAATGCAGGCGCAAGTAAACCAGCAGTCTCAGCAGATGGCAGCTCAAGCAGCTATGCAAAAGCAGCAGATGGAAACTCAAGCGAAGATGCAACTTGCGCAAGCTGAAGCGGCTATGGAGATAGAGAAGATGAAAAACGAAGCAGCGTTGAAGCAACAGTTAATGCAGGTGGAGTTCCAAATGAATATGCAACTTAAAGGTATGGAGCAAACGCAAATGGATGCTCGTGAAGAGATGCGTGAAGAAGGAAAGTCTAAACGTATTGCTGAAGCAAATACGCAGCAGTCTAAACTTATACAGCAGAGAAAAAATAATACTGCACCTATAAACTTTGAGTCTAACGAAGATAGTTTAGATGGATTTGACTTTTCGGAGTTCAACCCGAGATAGTAGCTGACAAGCTATAAACATATTATTATTAACTTTGTAAAAAATTAAATCAAATGGATAACGAAAAATTTACCGTTAAGGAAGTTAGCGAGGTAGAAGCAAAGTCTACAGCGCAAATTGAAGAGGAGCTTCTTCAAAAACATGAGGAGTCTTTTAACGCTACGGAAGCAACAGCCGAAGTAGAAAAAGTAGAGACTGCTCCGGAAGAAACACCTTCAGAAGAAACTTCTGGTTTAGACGAAACATCTGTTCTTGAATATATTAAGAATAGATACGATAAAGAAATAAATTCTGTAGATGAATTGTTTGCTCAAAGAGAAGCGAATGAAGAGTTACCAGAGGATGTTTCAGCGTTCTTTAAATACAAAAAAGAAACAGGCAGAGGTTTCGATGACTACGTAAGACTACAAAAGAATTACGATGACATGGAAGGTGATGCTGTTATAGCTGACTACTATACGCAGACGGAAGAAGGCTTGGATGAAATAGATATCCAAGACATGATTCAAGATCGTTTCGGAACTGACGAAGATTTCGATGACGAGAAAGACGTCCGTAAAAAGAAGTTGGCGTACAAAAGAGAACTTGCAAAAGCGAAGAAGTTTTTCAAGGAGCAACAAGAACAGTATAAGGTCCCTCTTGAGTCAAGCGGGGATGTTGGTTCAGCGGAGCAACAAGAAGAGTTTAATCGCTATAAGAGTTATGTTGAGGAATCAAACACTCGTGAAGAGCAAATGAAAAAGAGGTACGACTGGTTTGTCGATAAGAGCAATGATGTGTTCACCGATGACTTTAAAGGTTTTAATTTCACGGTCAACGACACCCAGTACACCTATAAGCCTGGCGATGCGAAAGAGTTGTTCAATAAGCAGAAGGATGTAAATAATTTTATAAAACCTTATTTAGATTCAGAAAGCGGAATGATGAAAGACGCAGAGGGATACCACAGAGCTATGTCTATAGCTATGAATCCTGAAAAGTTCGCACAGTTTTTTTATGAGCAGGGTAAAGCAGAAGCCATTGATGATGTAAGTAAAAAATCAAAAAACATCGATATGGTGCGCAAAGCTCCACAATCGTTTAACAAGAATGGTCTTAAGATCAGAAATGTTGGCGACACCTCAAGTGGGAGAGGACTCAAAATTAAGAGTATAAAAAAAGTTTAAAAAAGATTTAAAATGGCTGTAAATGCAACCCCAGGGTTTAACCTCATTCCTTCAGCAGAAAGAGTTGCCCTGACGACAAATTACATTACCAACTTTGATTTCTTGAATCAGTATCTTCCTGATACTTACGAAAAGGAATTTGAGCGTTACGGTAATAGATCAATCTCATCATTCCTAAGAATGGTGGGTGCTGAAATGCCTTCTAACTCTGACATGATTAAGTGGGCAGAGCAAGGTAGACTACACATTAAGTACACTTCTTGTGACTCACAAGGTGCGGCTGCTGCTGCAACTGCTACATGGGATATCAAGGATAACCTTACTCCAGCTGTTCCAGGCGGTACTACAACTGCAGGACAAGGTGGTATTGCTTTAAGAACTGGTCAGACAATTATGATTTCAGACAACACTGCTGGATCTAACTTGACTAACAAGGCAATCATTACTGATGTTACTTATGGAGCTGCTCCTAACCCAACTATCGCCGTAGCTTACTACGAAGCTGGTGGACAGGCAATGGCTGCTGGTGTAGACTGTACTATCTGGATCTACGGTTCTGAGTTCCAAAAAGGAACAAGCGGAATGGCTGAGTCTTTAGAGTCTGACGACTTCATCTTTGATAATTCACCAATTATCATTAAGGATAAGTACCAAGTGTCAGGATCAGATATGGCTCAGATCGGATGGATTGAAATCACTTCTGAGGATGGCGCAGACGGATACCTATGGTACCTAAAGTCTGAGCACGACACAAGACTTCGTTTCGAAGATTACTTGGAGACTGCTATGATCGAAGCTGTTCCAGCTGAAGCTGGTTCTGGTGTGGCTGCTATCGCTACAGGTGCTGCTTCAGGAGCTGGTAACAAAGGTTCTGAAGGTATCTTCTACGTAGTAGGTCAGAGAGGTAACGTATACGGAGGGGGTAACCCAACGGCGTTAGCTGATTTCGATGCTGTTATTCAGAGACTGGACAAGCAAGGTTCTATTGAAGAGAATGTAATCTTCGTTAACCGTCAGTTCTCTTTCGATATTGACGATATGTTAGCTGCTCAAAACTCTTACGGAGCGGGCGGTACTTCATACGGATTATTCGATAACGATGAGGATATGGCTCTTAACTTAGGTTTCACAGGCTTCCGCAGAGGTTACGACTTCTACAAGTCTGACTGGAAGTACCTTAACGATCCTACTATGAGAGGTGGTCTTACTGCTGGTGCAATCAACGGACTATTAGTTCCTGCTGGTTCTACTACAGTATACGATCAGATCTTAGGTAAGAACGCTAAGCGTCCATTCTTACACGTAAGATACAGAGCGTCAGAAACTGAAGATAGAAGATACAAGACTTGGATCACTGGTTCTGCTGGTGGAGCAAGAACTTCATCTTTAGACGCGATGGAAGTTAACTTCTTGAGTGAGAGATGTGTATGTACTTTAGGTGCAAACAACTTCTTCTTATTCCAGAGTGCTTAAGATAAAATGATGGAAATGGGGGAGGGTTAACCTCCTCCCCTATTTTTTTTAACTTGAATTAAATTTTATAAAATGAAAACTAAAAAGGTTTATACCGACAAGACGTATCGTCTAAAGCGCGAAGCAGCACCTTTAACA